TATGCCGCAGTTGAGATGGCTTGGGCAACAGCAAACACCCGTACCGTTAAATTTGATTCATCTTTGTTTGAAAACTCGGCTGGACTTTTAGATTACTTTGACGGAAGCAATGGCCCGTGCTCCCCAGCAGATTTATATTGGGAGGGCAATAGCACCAACTCCGCTAGAAGCCACCTATACAAAAATAGGTTTGCTGTAATAAGTCGACTTATCGGCTCAAAGATTTCAGAAAACGTTGTTACTGGCACCCCAGTTTCAGTCTACTTGGCGCAACCTCAAACATAGGCTAGTCTGTGCCTCCCCTACCAAGGAGGTCCCATGGACAAATATTATGTGCTCGTCGCCGGCAATGGATCAACCACCCGCGCAAATCTAGAAGCTTTAATGGAAGATTATTATTATGCTCAAAGTTCCAATGGAGCTAACGGCACTTTAGTTTTAGCCTATAGTGATAGACCGAGCCAAGGACAAACGTTTGCTACTCAGTTAGCAAAGGACAAAGGTAAAGATCTTTTAGTCTTTACAACAGAGTCTGGAAAGTTTGATGGAATACCGCCAGCCAGTGTCAGCATCTCTGACAACCCAATTAAAAACGCAGTTGATCACCTTAAAGGTTTAAATGCCTCAACGTTTCTTCTGTGGGCTGACGAAGACAAGGATTGCCAAAACACCTTAGCGGCTTGCAAAGACGCGGAAATCCCATGCTTTGATTTAACGGAGGGATTGATTCCCTTGAACCCGGCTCAAAACATTAAAGCTACAGTCGAGCCGACGATTCCAGCAAAAGAAAAAATTACAGCGCCTGAGGAGGACGAAGATGCCGAGGAAGAGGATGACGAAGAAGATAGCGAAGAAGAGGAAGAAGGTGTCGACGAAGAAGACATGGACAATCTCTACTTTGGAATCCAAGCCATCGCCAAAATCTTTGCGGAAGCCATCGTCGAAGAAATGAAAAAGGGCAAGGAAGACAAATAGGAGTGGTTTCGTCTAGGTCCGCATACATTTACTTGTACATCCTCATGGCAAGGCCTCAAATAAGCGCTGAAGGCCTGTCAAGGGTGCTTCCCGAAGGTGAAAGGGCCATAGGGTCCAGCCTTCGAGAGCTCCGTGAAGCGGGGCTTATTGTTACCAGAAAAGAGCATATTAACGGCCATATAATGACCATTAGCCATATCGTGGAACCCGATTCGTGGACCGCAGAAACAGCGGTACTGATACAGCACACAACGCTATATAGCTTATTAAGTACTAATAGCTTATATAGCAAAAAGCAAACCGAATATATCGGGGAACCCGATGAGACATACCAAGAGTACGATTTAAAGATTGGGGCAAGCGTGGATGATTTTCCAGCATCATACGATCCGGAGGATTTAGAAAAGACTCGCCAACGGAGCAGGGAAGCAAAGTACCGCGAAAAAGAAGAAGTCAAAGAACAGAAGAACAAGATTCGAATGCAGAAGCGCTCAGGCGATCCCGCTAATTGGAGTATTACAGACACAGCGTTTGAGTTTGCTAACCGCATGCACGAGCTGTGGCACGTTAAGCCTTGGGCGGTTACGACCAGTCGGTTTCGTATAGCGCTAGCTAAGGCGCAATCAGAGCACGGCACTAACGGCACTCTTGAGAAGATGATGATTGACATTTATTTCCAACAGATCAAACACGATAAATCTATTGATGACCCAGAGCATATTTGGAAAAGATTTATACAGCAGTTTGCGGGGTTGAAGATTCAAGCAGAACGTCTTATGGTTACCCCGGAAGACATAGAAACCGAAAAGGTTAAATCCGAGAAGTCATGGGATTGGGCAAAGAATGTTTAAGGTTGAAGATCTAAAAGTACGCAGACGTACTTGGGTCAAGATGGCGGGCATACCGCTTGCCCGTCTTGGTTGGACGTTGTCAGATTGTGGCGATGTAAAGCCTGACACTTTAAACAAAATTAAAACTTGGATAAGTGCAGCCAATCAAGGTATGTTTATTAGAGCAGCTGGTCAGTCATCTTGCGGTAAAGGCTTAATGCTTTACGGCACACCGGGACACGGTAAGACAACTATTGCTTTAGCAACATTGCAAGAGGTTATGACTACGTTTTCTTTAGAAGCTTTTGATGTAAAAGACAACAACACTTTGATCCGACCTTGTTATTTTATTACCTACAGCGGTCTGCTAGATTTAAAGGGCGCTCAGATGGAAGGTTGGAGCGAGGATGAAGAGATAATCTACGAAGGTATAATGGGCGAGTGTGCTAACGATGCTTATAACATCCGGGTTTTAGTCCTAGATGATGTAGGCCGAGAGCACGCCAGCCTCAGTGGGTGGCAAAAGAATATGCTTCACCACGTGTTAAGAACCCGCTTTAACAACGGATTGCCTACCATTGTCACTACGAATATCAAACGTGAGGACTGGGCTGGGCTGTACGGAGATTCAACAGAAAGCTTTGTACATGAAATATTCAGCTACTTACCAGTAGAATCATCACGAGGGGATTTACGAAAATGAAAGAGAACAAAGTGCGGAATGACCTAAAGCTAGTGCAAGTGTTCCTCCCTAATACAACAACGTCTGGTCCAGGCATATACGAAGTATCTGTTGGTAATCCAAACGAGTTTTACTGCACCTGTCCTGGATTCTCTAGTCGACTAAAGTGCAAACACATAAATTTTGTAAAAGCTAGAATTGAAAGCAATAATGGAAACTACCCATTAGAGATTTCAAGCCGCGCTACCCCAGATGATGCTGAAAGAGCTAGAGAATCAAATCAAGAGTTTCGAGAGTTTATTATAAAATTTGGCAAGGTTGAGGTTATATAACTAATGCGTAATGGGGATATCAGCAACGAGCTCCCCAAGAGAATATTAGTTACAGAAGATGTATTCTTAATTGTAGAGCTCACGCCTAAAAAAGTTTTAAAAATATTTACGTTATCTAAAGCTAGCAAAAAAGTACGTAAAGACATTTTAAGTTACTTGTATTTGTATACAACAAAACAAGGTATTACTCTAGAGCTTGTTTCTTTTACTATGGACGAAGAAGATTTGACCTTCTTTGTAGAGGAACTTGACAGGATGGGCACCAATCCGTTTAGATACTTTAGTTCTTATAAATCATTGAAAGACATTGTTGCAGAACTACCATATAGACCAGAAGTGATTGGTGTGATAGACATACCCACTCGAACAGCACAATACGGCCACTGGGGATTGGATTTTAATCAGTTATGAATCACGAGACTCAACTCCTTAGCAAGGTCGTACAAGCACGCGATCTAACCCCATTATTAGAAAATAATATTACAGATGGTTGGTTTTCCGATCCTGCGGATCGAAAGGTAGTTAGTTTTTTACTTTCTCATAATGCAAAATACAGAGAGTGTCCAAGTCTTGAAGTAATTAATGAAAACTTTCCTATGTATTTACCAATGCCGGTAGCTGACTCCACCGATTATTTAATTGATTGTTTAGTTAACATAAGACGCAAACAAAGAATTATTGCAACTTTAGGATCTGCACTTGAGGTTATAGAAAAAAGCCAAGACCATGAGGGTGCGCTTCAAGCTATGGAGCGCGGCATTATTAAACTTGAGGAAGATGGGTTAACTAAGTCTAATGACCTTGAAGTTACACAAGCCGCCAAGTCTGCAAAAGAAGAGTATGAACATCGTAAAAATAATCCAGGGTTATTAGGTTTGCCTACAGGGTTTCCCACAATGGATGAGGCAACATCTGGATTACAACCGGGTCAACTAATTGTAATTATTGCTCCACCTAAAACGGGTAAGTCAACACTCGCTTTGCAGATTGCACAGAACTGCCACCTAGCCGGTAAAGTTCCTATGTTCTATTCTTTTGAGATGAGCAATGAAGAGCAGAAGAGCCGTTACTACGCTATGAAAGCTAAGATCTCACATAGGCGTTTAATGACAGGTTCTTTAACAGATGAAGAGCAAGCCAGATACTTTAAAATTATTGAGGGCATTGAGAACATGAGGGACAAGTTTTGGTTTATTGATTCTTCGGGTGGTCAAACCGTTAGCGGCGTGGCCAGCAAGATTCAAAACAAGAACCCAGATATTGTATTTATTGACGGTACTTACTTGATGATTGATGAGCAGACCGGTGAATCTAATACCCCACAAGCTTTGACTAATATAACTCGATCGCTTAAACGGTTGGCTCAAAAGATTAACAAGCCTATTGTAATCTCAACTCAGGTTTTAGCTTGGAAGATGAAAAAAGGCCAGGTTACCGCGGATGCTATTGGGTACTCATCCTCATTTCATCAGGATGCTGACGTAATCTTTGGTCTACAAAGAGAAGATGAGTTAGTAGATGACACGCGATTACTCCGTGTTGTTGCGGCTCGTAACGCTGGCTTATCTGAGGTCTCACTTGTGTGGGATTGGAATAATGGTTTATTTAGAGAGCTGGGTGTTGAAGACCTATGACAGTAGAAGAGATGGAAGGCACTTTATCCCGTCTTAGAATCGAGTTTACTAATACACGCGGGGACGAGATTCAAGGTTTCTGCCCCGCACATAAAGAGAGAACTGGTAAAGAGGACCGAAACCCTTCATGGTGGATTAACTCTGACACCGGTCAACACATTTGTTTTTCTTGTGGGTTTAAGGGTGGGATATACAGCCTTATAAGTTACGTTGAACAGATTGAGTTTGATAAAGCTAAAGACTGGTTTGATTCTAGTGAGAATTTAATGTCTAGGTTTACTAGGGTTACTGAAGACCGCAAACCTAAATTAGAAGACGTTTCCTATGTTACTGAGTCTATGCTTCATGCTTTTGTAGATCCGCCTCAAGAAGCTTTAGATTCCAGGGGTTTAACTAGTAACGCGGCGCGTGCTTATGAGCTTATGTGGGATGCGCGAAAAAATAACTGGATCATGCCTATTAGGGAGCCAATTACTAACAAGCTTATGGGTTGGCAAGAAAAAGGTTATGACCGAAGATATTTTAATAACCAGCCAGCCAAGGTAAAGAAGAGTTTATCTTTATTCGGATATCGAGAGTATGTAACAGGGACTATGGTGGTTGTCGAATCTCCATTAGACGTGGTGAGGTTGGCCTCCGTAGGCATAACAGGGGGCGTCTCTACTTATGGGGCTCTTGTTTCTTCCGCTCAATTTAATTTATTGCGGGGCGCGGACCGTTTAATTTTTGCCTTAGATAACGACAGTGCCGGTCAGTCCTCATCTAAAAGTCTGCTTGATATGTGCAGAGAGACGTGGAAAGAGGCGTTGTTTTTTAACTACTCACAGACCGATATGAAAGACATTGGCGCTATGAGCAAGGTTGAGATAGAGTTTGGATTAGAAAACGCTAAACACATGGTGAGAGGAAAAGTATGATTATTGGACTTTCGGG